TGCTCAGAGTTTTACCGGTTTCAAACTCGAGGTTGTAGTTGTGGCCGTCGAAGGTGGTCCGCATTTTACTTCGCCTCTTTCTTTTTGGCTGCCTTCTCCTTTGCTGCTTTGGCAGGCTTCTTCAATTTACCCTCTGCGTAGAGGTGATGTCTTTGTACCATGACGGTGCCTTTTGCGGCTCCTGCCTTGGTCATTATCTTCTCGACATCTGTCTCTCCATCGAGGAGCATCTGTCTTACCTTCTCACAGATGCTGTTGCCTGTCTTTGCCTTTTTACTTGCTTTCTTGTTTTCCATTTTCGCTGGTCTCCCTCGGTCTCTCCCGAGCGTCTTTTTTATATACTACCTCTCGGTAAGACGTTTTAGTTTAAATAGATTCATAGTCTATAACATATATATAGACGGTAGATAACCTGTAAAATGCCACCTTTATAAACTGGCATTTATAAAGAAGCCTTTATAAATAAACTGGAAACGACCTGCTGGGGGAGCAGGCCGCCCCGAGAACACGCTGGGGAATCCCAAAAAGAATTTACAGCCTGACTTCTGAAAAGTAGAACTCTCCAATCGCCCAGATTGCTTCAACGACTCCGCCGACAACAACCGAGACCACAGCCTCGTTTGTAATCCACAAACTCAAGAGAGCAGCTGCCACTGTGACAATCATTCTCTTTCTACCACTAAGCCATTGCCAAACACTCCAGCCTGTGAAACTCATGCTGAAGCTTACTCCTGGGACCTTGCCCGAACTTGCCATCAATACCATTTTGTTTACCTCCTATCCAATTTGTCTTTGTTGAAAGCGTACTTATTATTCCAGCTGAACCAAATAGCGAAGTAATTTTCTGCCTTGCTCCAGGGGAGCTTCAGCTGAGTGCTCTCCGACGGCCAATAACACCAGTCAAGGACGTACCAAACATTGTCCTTCTCGCAGAGGTAAGTAACCCATGCATGACCACCACCTTTTACATCACCAGCATTGAGCCGCACCCGCCAGTAAGGAATACCACTGGCAACCATAATATTCGCAAGTAGAATCGCTCCATCTTCACAATCACCCACTTTACGTTGTATCGTTTCATCTGCCCACTGCCACTGGTCTCCAGCGCCATACTGAGATTTATCAGTTACATACTTGACGTTGTTGATGACCCATGTTAAAGCATTGATTGCCTTGGCATCATTAGTCAAGCCCTGGACGATTGGAGTGCTCAGATTGTTTTGTTTAAAGAATTGAAGGATGTCCATGTAACGTTGGTCTCTTGCTTGGAAGTAAAAATTCTCAGAGTGCCACACCTTATTATTCCAAAAGAATTCGAGCACGGCATCCTTCTGAGTTGCCTGCATATCAATAAGTTCTTTGAGGAGCCTTGCTCGGTCCTGCTCTGTTGATTGATTAGCCTTCTGAAGATTCAACACCTGTTCATTAAGCTTTGCGTAGTCTGAAATCGTTGCGTTGAGCCTATCCTGAGCATCTTGTAGCTGCTTACGGCACTCTCCACAAAATATGTCTTGAAAAAATCCCATCACGGCGCCTCCTCATCTGTTTCAGTATATGGTATTCCTCTTGCATCCATTAGGCCGTAGAGGTCTGAGCATTGATATATTCTGTTGCCTATCACGATTGTTTCAACTGGTAGTGTCATCGTTTCATCACTCCAAAGGATAATCTTTGATTCTCGGTGCGAAAACCTCCTGCACACATTTCGGGCAGTAGTTCTTATCACCAATTACAAACTCTGTTTGTTCTCCATGAGCTTCACAAATTATCATATTAATTACCTCCTTTATGTATTATCGGCATATACCGAGAATCCTTTTATGGCTGGGATGCCCACTGTTCCTGTCGTTGGTTTTGCAACCAGCTTGATGATTAACTTCGTCGGCTGACTTGTAAATGCCGTGAATGTTGTCAGTTGTGGATAATTGTAACAATCTATCCAGCCCGTGTCTTCCGTTCCATTTTGAAGTTTGAATTGCATGCCTGCTCCGGTTTCAATTTGCGAAAGCATTCCTATTCCGATTGCTTTGCTTATTGTCGCTGGGAAGGTCCCTGCCGGTATCGTATGTTCGATGATTGAGTCAGTCGCCACGCTTCCGTATTGTAGTTCTGTTTGGCTTATGCTGGCTGTGTATGCACTTGAGCTGCCTGTTGCTCTGCTGTAGTTTAATCTGAGTCCTTGAACACTTGCTTGGTTCACAACCACGTTTCCATTATAAGATAATCCCCAATTTGTACTGCTGCTGCTTGCTAATGCGCTTCCGACAATTGCCCAGACGCTTCCATTGAACCATTCAAGGCTTATTGTCGCGCTTCGTGTATCGCCGCTGACTGTTCCGCTGAAACTTGTATTGACATAAACTGTTCCTATTGCTACTGCTCCAACCCATGTCGTTCCAAGAGTCCATGTTTCAGTTGTGGTAGCGCTTGTCCAACTGGCGCTCATTGAAGCAAAAGTAGAATTGTTACTATCAAAGCTCAATCCTGTGTTACTCCAACCACCTCTTGATGCTGAACTTGTTATTGTGTCTGTTCCTGCTCTGTTAAGATAAGTCGTTCCGTACTCAAGGTTTCCTGCGCTGAAAATCGCTGTCGTATTCGCAGGCGTTGTGTTTACGCTTGATAATCTACCAGCCGCTGTTGTGTAAGCATCAGCGAATACATCATTGCTGTTCTTGCTGAATATGATGCTTCGGTCTTGAAGTTGTCTTATCGTGTTAAGTCCTGACTCAATCACTCCAAGCGATAGGGCTTTCTTTAAGCTCGCATTCAAGTCCGCTGCGTATAGGACTTCTCCGTCAATATAATTTTTCCATACCATTGTAAATTCCTCCTGTTTAATTATTGAATCCTGCGTATCTTAATCCATAAACAAACATGCCCTCAGTGGCAGACGCAGGCGTGCTTCTGAATCTCGGTATCATCAACACTCCCCTTTGTAGTGTCGTGATTGCTGATTTACCATAAGCGTTGGCAGTTGTATAATTTGTTCCGTTGTTCGCGCTTGCGTCGATTGTCTGGGTTGTCGTCTCTGTACCTTTTATCTCTCTGAAATAGTACATCTCGGTTCTGATGATTGTGCCCGCTGCTGTGTATGTTGTTTGTCCGAAGGTTGCGAAATAATAACTTGCCCCAGTCAACGAACTTATATCAATGATTGATGTCACCCCGGTTGTTTTATTATACATCGTAACGAGTTTGTTTGTCCAATCAACCTTCAGATATAAAATATACGTTGATGTGGCGTTGTTGGCATATGTGTCTTGTGTAAGCAAAACGAATCCGCTTGTGCTTCCATAAATTCTGAAAGACATAGTCTCGTTATTATTCTGATGAGTTGTTACTCCGTAAAGATACCTTATGAAGAAGCTTTGATTCGTTGTCCAATTCGTATGTGAATTATTATCTATTCTCAACATGATGCCTGATGTTGCTGCTGGTATAGTCCACGATGTTTGTAATCGAACCGTATCCTCAGTGCTCACTCCATTGACTGTTGTCTGTTTTGTTGTATCGACTACACTATCATTGTATTCATCGTAAACGGTGAATGGGAAATATAACCAGTTGTTTTGTATCGAAGCGAATTGCCCGCCAAGAGGTTTTATCTTGCTTCTGGCCGTATCGACGAGGGTGCTCGCTGTCGTCCCGACAACGGTGTATCCTTGGTCTGTTGAATCAAAGGTGAATCCAGTCGGTGTTAAGTTCTGAGCTGTAAATACGTTGATGTAAAAATCATTATGATTTGCATTAAGCATATCGAGAGTGTTTGCTACACTTACCTGCCCTCCGTTTTCGACATCCAAGAAGTTCTGATTAACCTGCGTTGCGTCTGCTATTGTTCCATTTGTAAAAGTGTATGTGACCATTTCATTTCCTCCTTATAAAATCCTATCCTTAATCACCCATGAAAATTCATCGCTCTGGCTCTTGCTCTCTGCCGTGAAAACATCCATCTCCAAAAGCAAAGGCGATGAATCAGTATTGTTGAAACCAATAGCGTTTACATTGAAGCCGTTTGCTTCAAGGGTTGTGATGTAAGCACGGGTTGTGACTTCCATATTTGTAAGGTCGATTAGTGGATAGCCTGATACGAAAATCTTTTTGGTATCTGCGAGACTCCAGGTTCTCAATAGGTCGAAGACGACATCTCCTGCCGCGAAGGTATCTGTCGCGAGGTTGGTTGTAATCTCGATGATGAATGTGTTTATTGGAGAGCCTGGAGTACCTGACGGTGTCCAAGAGCTTACGATGCTTGAGCTTGTTATCCAATTCCAACCCACGCTGAGTTGTGAGGCCGTGAACGAGATGCTTCTGTAATTGACTGAGCTGCTGCCAAGCTTGATTTGTAAGGCTGTTAACGTGCTCTTGAATTTGGCGAGGGCTGCGGCATCGATGATGTAAAGCCATAATCCCGCCCACTTCGTGTCGTCTATATTGACGGGGAGAGCTGCTCGAGTCCATATCTTCAAGACATTGGTGCCGTTGGCTATCAAGTTCTGCGCGGTGTTATCAACAACTCCAGCTCCTGGTTTGTAAGTAGTGGTGTTGTTGGTGGTGTTTGTTCCACCGCTTGAGCCTGTCATTGAAGCGGTTGCCGGGTCATTGATGACTCCGTTCGCAATCGGTATCGGATAGGTGAGACCTGTTGCTGCGATTGAAGGAGTGATGTTGTTAATCCCTATTTGAAAATTCTCAATAGGTTTGTATTGAACTCCGCTTAAACTTCCAGTCTGAGTGTATGCTCTGTATAAAAGGACCTTCTTGCCGTTGGTTGTGATTATGCTATCGTTTGCCATTGATTCACTCCTCCAAGATGACTTTGATTCCGGGATTATTATAACTTCCGCTTTGATTATATGTATTCGCGATTGTTGCCGTGCTTGCTGCGTTCTCTGTAAATCTGATTACGACTCCCGAGGTCGTGTCTCCTGCGAAGGCTGTCCTTGTTCCGAGGGTTACTGTCTGCCAAGTTGTGCCGGCATCGTAACTTATTTCTGTCAGGATTGAGCCTGTGAGGCTCGCAAGGGTGACTGTGAAGTATGAATAGACTGTGCCCAGAGCGATGATTCCTGTCTTCATCGTCTGGCCTGATGTGAATGTTAATTGCTTAGTGACCGTATTCCACGTAGCGGTTCCTGTGCCTTTGAAGTCATTATCGTAAAAGAATTCTTTATAGATGTTGCTACCCTGAATGACTCTCCAAAGATAATCAGTCGTGTTCAATGCTCCGAGTATGTTAGTGCCCAGGATGCCCTGGAGCAACGAGCCAACGATGAAACCAGTTGCTGGATTATACCACAAATTGATTCCCCAAAATCCTTGGACTGGTGAACCCCATATCAAAACGGTTGAGTTAAGGGCTGTCTTAATCATCAGCATGTATCTTGATTCGTAGTTTATGTCTCGGGTCATATCAAAGACAGAGAGAAGCAAGTCCTGATTCTGATTCAATTGTTCGAGTAACTGTCTGATTTTATCTTCAGTCGTCACATTGAATTGCATCGTTCTCCAGCGCTGGTCACCCACTATGAATTCATCGTTTGTATGCGGGTACTTTTTGTTAATCTCATTTATCTGTAGCACTAAGTCCTTTGCCTGAAAAGGGTCTATAACCTCAATGAATTGCCCGACCTTTGGCACGCCGAGTGCGAGCTGGTCATTTGAAAGCATGATTGATGTCTGATTGAAAGGTGTACTGTATCTTGATAGCATCTCGTTTCCATATCTCTCTGCATCCAATAGGGTGACGACCTGCTGCAATTGAATCGTGTACTCATGTGGTACGAGGTTTGGTCCTCCATATGTTGCGATGCTTGTCAAGTTCTTTACAACGACTGGAATTGGAATCATGGCTCCGTAAGTGATGCTCACGTTATTTGTGCCTGCTGGAGGAGCAATGACAAAATTTAACGTCTTCAAGATTGAGTCAACGGTGTAATCGTAAGTGCTGCTCGAGCCTGTGACTCCCCTTGTCTTCAAGACTCCTCCCACGAAGACTTGAGTATCATCAGGAGTTCGAGATAAGCTGAATGTGGTTATCGCTCCTGTGCCGTTGAATGTTTGGGTTATCTTATCCTGGACTGCCCCTCCATGAACGGTTATCTTGTTGCGTAGCTGTTCCATATTTTGAAGCCATTTCGGAACATTGATGACCTCTGCTCCGACCGTCATCGTCCCGTAAGTGGTATAGCCTTTTGGTTTGAATTCAACCTTGTTCGTGGTGGGATTATAGAGGATGTAATAGCCGTAGATGTCTGCGAGCTCTTTCATCTTGCTGTAAGCATCTTCTTCTTTAGCAATGAACTTGGTTAGCTTCTGAGTTACAAGGGTGCCTGTGCTCACCACGCTCGTATTGTCGGCAATGAGTCCAACATAATTGTTAACGATGGTCTTGAATATCTCGCTGGCGACTCCTCCCTCAACATCAATATTGATGTCCCAGCTCTTCGTGATGTTCTTCTTGATTGCGTCGATGAGTGCGTCTCTGATGACGAGTTGCCATCTGTCAATCTGCTTCGTGGCTTGAGTGACTTGTCCTCGAAAGACGTTCTCATCTGTTGAGGTGACTTGCCCTCTCTGGATTAGGACTGAGTTGCCGGTTGTGATTGTTGAAAGAATTGCGCTGACATTGAGAGATAATTCAATAGTTCCTGTGCTTATGCCTTGGTCGAAGCTCTCGGTTACAGTCCAATTATAGATGTAATTAGTCACATCAATTCCTGCGATTGTCACTTTTGTAAGCATAGTCATATTTATTTACCTATCACTAATTGAATGCTATAATCAACATACGACATACCGGGGAGCTCCCAAGTATAATTGAACTTGCCAACCTTTACCTTGATTGTTAGCGGTACGGCAAAGCTGCCGACTGCTGAGTTTGTGATGACGTAAGGGCTTGATAGATTGAAACTCACACCTTGATTCCCATTGACTAATCCTTTTAGGCTTGCCAGCTTCGCTTGTATCGCTGCGAAGTTACCTGATAATCTACCAGTGATTTCAATGAACTCAATGACTCCCAACATATCAATAACATCTGTTCCTTCGCTGTCGTCACCCGGTAATGGTATCGGTGTGATATTGCCCTCTTTGTTGTTTCTCCAGTCTTGAATCTTTTCAAGGTCAATGCCGTTTAATGTGGTTGCCATTTTAGAAACTCACTCTCCTTCTCAGTTCAACTTCTTGGTATCTTGCAAGCTCATTCGCGAGGGCTCTTATGTCAAGGCCATTCGCGACGTTCGCATTTATCGTTATTTGAGGATTGAATTGTATCGTCTGATTGGAGTCTTTCATTTGTTGGACTTGTCCTGCTCTCATCACGAACTCACCTGCATGAAGCATGTATTGCCCGGTCTGATAGACTGGTCCTCCTCCTGCTTTTCCTCCAATGAGACCGCCTGTCGCCCTGGACATTGCTCTTTTGATTGCGTCAATCATGGATTGAAACCATCCAGGTATTGTGGTGACTATGAATTCTTTTATCTTGCTCCAACCATCAGTAAACCATTTCGGCACAGTCTCTGTGATGAACTTTTTGATAATGTCCCAGCCGACTGAGAACCAAGCAGGTACAACCTTTGTGAAGAACTCTGATAAAAAGTTCCAGCCTGCTTGAATGAAGACTGGCACCATGACGAGCCACTCGACAAGAGTATTCCAGCCTGATTTAATCCATCCAGGTATTGTCACTGAGAAGAATTCAACGAGGCCGTCCCAACCCATTTTAACCCAACCTGGAACAGTCTCTGAAAAGAATTCTACAAGCCAATTCCATGCAGCGATGATTCCTTCAATAGCTGCGTTCCACCATTCTGGTATTGTGACGAGCATGAATTCTGCTATCGCTGCTCTGACAGCACCCATGTTGATTCCAAACATGCCGAAAAAATTATCGAGCTGCCAACCTATCCATTCAATCCACTTACCTGCAAGCATCCAAAGATTCTTTAAACCTTGCCAAGCATCTGTGAGGACTGCCGCGATTGCTCCCGCGACTGCTCCAATGATTATGCCGATAGGACCGAACCAGCTTCCTATTGTTCCGCCTGCGACTGCTCCAGCTCCCATTTTTACACCGACAACTCCTGCTGCTGTTGCCGGGTTGTCTGTTGGCTCTCCGGTCATAATCGCTTTCGCGACATCACTCTTCAACCATTTCTTGTAAAATGGAAGGGCGAATCTCATCATGCCGATTGCGAACGGCCTGAGAATCATTCCGATAACATCACCGATTGGTTTCAATATGAGCTGAATGCTTTTCTTCATGAGATTGAAAGAGGCTTTCATCTGGCCGCTGACCTCTTGTAGCATCCTGCCTGAGTGCTTCAAGACTCCAAGGATAGCCTGACTTAACAAGATACCTTTAGTTATGGTGCCGACTCCTGTTCCTTGTCCTCCCTTTGCGGAGTCTGGAGTGGAGGAGCCTCCCGAGGCCGCAGCTGCTCCGAGTGCGATGTTTGCTAAAATAGCCATGACCATATTCATTTCCTCCTTATTTGTGATTGCTTCTCCATATCAGCTTCTTCTTTCTTTTTTGTTTCGCTCAACAGTAATGTGAATCTGTCGTAATCTTCTGATGTCAGAGCATCGACTTCGTCAGGGGTGAAGCCGAACTCCTTGGCGAATTGAAACTTGATTATTGTGTCGCGGAGCTCTGGACTGTCTGGGTATCGCTCATTCCAGACGGCTCGCTTGATTTTTTTGCTGCATCACCTTCGTCACTAAACATCGGTCCCATTGCCTTGATGAGTTCATCGTAATCTTCCACTTCAAGATTGTCCAATGCTTCTCTGATAGGCTGCGCTCCCCATGGATGTTCTGCGATACAATAGGGTATGAGCTCCACAAGGAATGTGGTTTGCTTGATGCCCTCTCCTGATTCTGCTTTCATCAATGCTTTGTTTCTTATGCCTGCTTTTGGCCTGATGAGTCTCACGACCCCGTCCTTCAATTGTACTATCATTTCTTTTTTCATCTTCCCGTCCTCCGATTAAAATAATGTAAAGAGTTTAAGCGTTGGTGTACCAGCTGAATGGTTTGGCCGTGTTGCCTGCCTTTCTTGCGTACCCGTTGATTGTGACCTCAACGATGCCCTCTCCCAATGTCACCGGCTTTGCGATGTCATTGAAATTGACTTCATCCAAATAGATGGTTCCCTGTCTTGCTCCGCTGCCTGCTCCCTCTGTCAAATCCAATTGAAGCTTCCTGCCTGTTATTGGATTGCTTGATGCTGGGTTGTCTATTGGTGTGTTTACTTGGCCGTAGAAGTCATCTCTCATTGTCGTTGCAATCGCGTCGCTCATCTTGACTGTGATTGTGAAATCATATGTCCTGATGCCGAACTCTGGCTGTTGAATGAGTCTGCTTCCGAGAGCTCTGTAAATCTGGCTGTTGTTGTTGACTGTCAGGCTGAAGCTTGTGACCTTGGCAACCGCTGATGGAGCTGCTCCATACTTGAGAGTGCCCTGCCAGAACATCCATGGCTTGATTGTCGAAGGCGAATAAGCGACAGTGCCTGCCGTGCTTGAGGTCACTGTCTTGGCAACCCAATTCGCAGTACCTTTCATGATTTCTCCTTCGTTCGCGCTGATGTTGCCCTCTGTCAAGTGACATCCTGTATAGACATCGCTGTCATCTGTAACCGCATCCTCGCTTGTGACCTCCATCTTGAAAGTGCTCATCGTTGAATAATCGATGTTCTCAGACTCTGTCAAGACGTAAGGGCTTCCAATCGTCCCAGAGCCGCTCATTGCTCCAATCAAGAACTGAAGGAATGTGAAGTCTGCGACCTCATATTCAATAGTTCCGGTTGCATCCAGATTCCCGTACTGAGTGACGGTCGCGTTTCGTCCCTCTCCGAGACCCTGAGTTCTTTTCAGGTTGTTGTTGAGGGTCGGGTTGAAACTTGTAACCTTGCCTCCTATTGCTGTTCCTATTACTCCACCAGTGCCGAAGCTTGTTTCAGCGACGTATCGGACATTAGTGTTGTATCCTTTGTATGTAACCATCTTTATACCTCCTCGATGTTATCCACTGATACTATGTCGATGTTTCTTTGAAATATTTTTTGCTGACCGTCAGCGAATAACAATGTCGGTCCGACGGTTGCAAGCGTGATAAAACTAAAGTAAAAGAAGTTCTTTTTGTTGGTGATGATTGAGCGCCTCACCTTGTCCATATATGCATCGATGTCCCCGGTCTTTGCTGCGTAAACATAAATCGACATGCTGATGTCGGTGTTGTTACTGTAAGCTCCGATGCCCATTTCTTTTGTGGAGATGCCGATGAAATCAACTGCTATGCGAGGGAAGTGTTGGAGACCGAGTGCTGGTTTTGGAAAGTCTCCGAAGATGCGGTCTGTTCCATAATCGTAAGTGATGCTATATGCTCCTGTCTGAGCAGCGGTAAATGTAAGTTTGGCATTGATGACTCCTGCTCCAATATCGTAATCAAGGTCAAGACTAAAATCCTTGCCATATACCAAAAGGATTGTTGCCACGGTGATTGAGCGAATGTTCTTTACATTGGATTTGTTTATTAGCAGGCTCGTTGCTCCAGTCAAAGTCCCCGTATCGGTTTGCGTTGCAACATTTCTCGTTGTCGTTGAGAAGATGTCTTGATTTCTCAAGAACTGGACGAGCTCCTCTTTCATATCCGTTAAACTGATTGTTGATGTCATCCTATTGAAACCTCGATTTCTTCAGCCACTTCGGGAATGTATCTTTCTGCGTTGATTGTCACGATAGGCTTTAGTTTATGATAAAAAGTATTTCTTATGAATGGTTGTGGCTCTGTGCCTGGATGATGAACCTCGGTTGCGAATACATCTGCCTTGCCTGACTTCCAATGCAGCGCCTTCTTGTTTACTGGTCTGATGATATGAGGTTGTGTTCCAAACTCGACGTATAGGGCGTAGTCAACCATGGCTACGACGATGTTGCTGCCTCTCACGTCACAGATGATTGATGCTTTCAATCTTCCTTCATCAACGGGTGCCACTCTCTTGAGCTCGTTCTGTAAGTCAAGTGCGATGCCCTGTTTGAATAACTCGTATCGTTGAAGGAAGTCCATTATGGTGTTACCTCGGGTGATGTTAGTAAGAATAAATCACATACTTGGTAGATTGCGATGCCGTTATAATACCGGGTATGAATGTTTTGTACTCTCCAGGTCTCTCCATCGTAAGCGAGAAGGTCATCTTTGTCAATGCTTGTAACTGACATCTTAAAGATTGCGAGATTCTCGGCTTCGGTTATCAGGCCTATCTTATCCTGAACCCACCAGTCTTTTGTTTTGAAAAGAGCTCCTCTGATTGTAGAAGATACTCCAGGAGTTAAGGTCTCGTCCCCGGTAACGTTTGAAGTGGTCTTCGCGCAATGAGTGTAAGTGATGTCTTTTGAGAATATATCAATCATCGTTTCGAAGGCTTTCTTCGCGTAATTAAAATCTATAGTTACCATGTTCTTGACCTCCTGGTCTTTTGTTTAACCTCGCTCCTGCGAGGGCTCAGGTCCAGTAAAGCTGGGTGTATCCTGATGCGTTGCTTTCGATTGTCGGGTCGTCTGCGAAGCTTGGATACTTCACAATGACTGCTTCAAGGGCTGCTTTCTCCTGGGTTAACAGGTCGAATGCTGCCTTGATGTTAGCGCTTGCTTGTCCTATGGTGACGCTGCCTTCTGGCATTGTATAGCTGCTTGGGATGTTGTATGTGCCTCCTGCTTGTGCCATGAGGGTCTTCAAGGCTGCCAGGACGCAAACGTACCGCTTTACATTGCCAGGAATTGGATAAACTCCCCACCAATATGATAAACTATTAAGCTGCGCCTTTTTGCTCGCCCAACGGCTTTGTTCTGAGTTTGAGGATAGCCTGAGTTTACCAGTATCTTTATACTGATAAATGCTCGAGAGTGTGATGTTCGTGCTGTCTATTGAGACTGAATCCAGCAAGACAAGAGGATAATAAAGTGTAAAAAGAGTATCGGTGTTGTTGCCGTCCCGGACCTCCGCATCTCGATATGGTGATGTTCCAGAATATATTATGCGGTACTTGCTGGTATTATTAGGGGTGACTGTCCAGTTGCGGTCAACGGTCAAATCATTTATTGTATTGCTCTCGATGCCTCGAATCTGGCCTGCTCCAGTCCCTGCATAAATCCAAACTGATTGCCCAGCATAATTTATTGTTGTGAAGGCGCCTGTATCTTTCAAGGTAGATGATGTGCTGCCTGCGTCTGCTGTTGCTTGCAGCGATATGCTCCAATAGGTTGTATTTGTAAGTCTGTCAACCTCTGCCTCTGCGGCTTGGATTAACAAAGACACGGTTGCGTCAGGCACGACCGTGTTCGGTATCCCTGCTGTTGCGTAAACATCACTCGTTGAAATATACATTGTTCAGCCTCACTTTTGTTTTACGACAAGCATCAATCGCCCTTTCTCATCCCTCTGGATTTCGTACTCGGGGTCTTGTGCATCTTTGACTGGTGCTACTGCTTCTTTCTTTTTAATTGCTAATTGTGCCATTTTTGTTTCCTCCTCATCTGTTCATTGAATATAAAATAAAAAAATATAAAAGAATTTACAAGGTGATTATCTCCAAAGGAAGACACCACTGACAGGTCCTGTACCCGCTCCGGTTAAGGTGAGAACATTTCCTGCGACGGTAACTACGTCGAGTACTCCAGTGGCATCGTTTTGAAGTAACACTGCCTTGATTTCCCTCGCTCCGCCAACAGTCAGAGTATCGTTCTGAGCGACTTTCGCCGCACTGATTACGCTACCTTGACTCCAGCCTGCGTTGGATGCACCGCCCAAAGGCGATGCGTCGAGTGGTGTTACATTAACGTTTGCCATCTTGTTTCACCTGCTTAAGCGATTGCAGTGATGCTTGCGCAGAAGGACGGGTTCTTTATCAAGAAGCACTCGTACACTTTCAATGCAAACTTCTCACTGTCGTTGGTCCTTGCAAGCTCAAAGTAAGTGAGGTCCTGGAGGACTCTCATCTCAACAATGCTCATGTCAAGGAAGTACACGCTCTTTGCTCCTGCTGTGTTCGACAAGAACATGCTTGGAACTATTGGGATGCTTCCGACCATGGTGTGAACCACGACGGTTGTGAATCCCCAGAAGACCTGTGCTTCTGCTTTCAAGTATCCAATCTTCTGTGTCAATAGAGCAAGGATGTCGTTGTACGTTGCGCTGTCGCATATTGCGAGGTTTGGCCTTCCGCCGTCATCAAAGGCTTTCTGAACTGCGCTGTTGATGTCGTTCAAAGACAAAGCTGTGTTCGCTTTTGCTACGGTGTTGGTTGCTCCCATCTGTACGACGATTCCGTCGAACTCGTTTGGGAAACCTGCGCTGTCTCCGTTGATGATGAGTCTCTCTTCAAGCTCTCTCATCTCTCTTGTCTTGACAAGAACTTCTTGCTGCTTGGAGTTTGGTGCTGACTGGTCTGTGAAAGGACCTGTTGAGCCTGCTCCTGGTAGCATACCCGAAAGTACGTAACTTGGCTGGGCTGCGATGCTTGGTCCTGTCACTCTGCCAACGGCATACAAGAACTTAATCTGGAAGCTCTTTCTGTCGTAAGTGGTGTTGGTCTCAGCAAGAGCGCCGTCCTCAGATTGAACAAATGCGCCGCCCTTTGCGGTGATTATGTTGAAATCTGCGTACATGCCCATGTTTGTAACTCTGGGTACTAACTCGACTATCGGTGTGTACTTTCTCGTGGTGTCGATGATTCGAGGGTCAACATACACTGGAATCATTGCGTAACCTGCAGTTCCCGGACCACCTGATGTGGTCTCGTGAGCTTTCAAGCCAACGCTAAAGGCTCCCTTGATTGCTGTCCTTCTATCAACGGCAACACCATTCTTCAGTCCAGCTGGGTCGCTAACGAGAGTCTTGTCCGGCATTGAGCCGAAAGACTGCGCGTAAGCGCTGCCGGCACTAAATCCTTCATCTACTGTTTTGGTCTGTGCCATATGTATTGCCTCCTAATATCTGTTTGTTTTTTGTTCTTCAATTTGGTTTGTTTCTTTCAACCTTAACCAATCATATCAAAGGGGTCTTTGATTTTTGGTTCAAGTTTAGGAATTTCAGTGTGGATGCTCTTGAGCACTGGTGCTTCAATGCGAGCTTTTAAGCTTGCCATTTCTGCCTTCAGCTCTGCGTTTGTCTTCTCCAAAGACTTGATTGTATCCATTGGATTAACTGCTGGAGCTGCTACGACTGGCGCTGCCACTGGTGCTGGTGCCGGTGCTGGCGTTGGTGCCTTTGCTTCAACTGCTGGCTCGGCTGCGACTGGCGCGGCCTCGACCTTAACCTCTGGAGCAACAACCTCTTCTGATTTCTTTTCTTCACTCATTGTTTTTCCCTCCTTGTCTTTTATCTTAAACGATTTCATGCTCTTTGCGAAACTCTCTGTCATTGTCGCGTGTGGGTTCATCGGATTGCCGGTGATTGCTACGTTCAAGAGTTCTACGCTCCTCAAGATGCGAGCTTGAATCCCATTGACGAAGTCCTCGACTACGTCTCTGACTTTGTAAGCGATACTGAATGCGTCGAGAAAGCCTGCCTTGATGCTCTTCCAGACTTCTTCAAACTTGGTGTGATTCTTGTTAAGGGTTGCTTTTACCCAGAGGCCTTTTTCATCGAGCTTGGCATCAACAATCCTGCCTATTGGGATGTCATTTTCTCCTGTGAACGTTTGATGTTCTATGTCGAGCTTGATGTTGCCAGCCTTTAGTTGTTGGAGCATGTCTGCCATGGCCTCCCGTGAGACTATCTCATTGTCTCTGTCCAGGTCTGCTGTTGAGATGTAACCGGTGATGAAATACTCTTTTTCTGCTTTGAGACCTATCTCTTCGTGACTGATAGCGTCTGTGAAGAAGACTCCTTTTCCTATACTATCTTTTTCTCGATGTTCATTCATTCTTGTTCACCCTTATGCATCATGAACGACCCATGCTTGAGCGTTGTCCGAGCCTATTGGAACAATTCCGATTCCTCGTATTGTCTTTGATGAGTCCACCGTCTCGATATATGTTTCGAGTTCACCCATGACGGTTGTCAGTGCTCCTGGTTTGCTCGCCCATTTAATTACAGCGTAATTTGCCATGTTTCTTCCCTCCTGTTGATTCTTCTCTTTGGACTTTTTAAACGTTTCTTATTAAACGAGTACGTAAACGACTTGTACTGAACAAGTGCCTGTCGCACTGCAATTCAATACGAGAGCCTGTCCAGTGGCTGTCTCGTATAGGAATATTGGATAGTAAGCGCTTCTTTGATAGTTCATAGCGCTTGTTGAGCCTGTGATGTTTCTCAGGATTAACTCGCTTATTTGTGCTCCTCCTGCTCCGCTCCTGAGATAGCAGCTCGGTCCATTGATGCTGCTTGAAAGAGCCATTGATAAAACCCGTATCTTCTTGCCTGCGACGGCTGCGACGACTGGAGTTGCTTGGTCTCCAACGGTTGCAGTATAACTGACGGATGCTGACTTAACGACGAGAACGTTTCCTCTCTCATCGTAATACACTGCTCGTTTGGTTATTTCATTGGTTGCCATTTTATATCGGGTTGTTGCTTATCACAAACAATTCGTACTTGATAGGGTAAACTTCATATCTGACATCTCCCCATGTGATTGTCGTGCCATCTATCTTTGCTTTGAAATCAGTATAAGATAAGTCTTTTATGAGACTCGTCTCGACTATATCAACATCGCTGAATTCTAATGCGGAGCTTTTGAAGTTATTTTCAAAATCTGTTTTGTTCGCGTTCTCAACTGATGGTGTTACTCCAACTACTCCGTCGGGTTGAGTGTAAATATATGCTCGATAAATGTATTGAACCATTTTAAATTTCCACCCCGTTGAAGCTTGCTTTGTATGTTTTGTTTGAGCTTGAGCCGGTATCGGCAACTATCGTGACTGTTTGACCTGATGTTGCTATCAATGGTGATGATATGCCGAAGCCGAATTGTTGAAGACCTGCTGTTCCAGGAACTTCATATTGCATCTTGGTCACTCCTCCGACTTGGATTGTAGCCTCTGCTGTTCCATTACCGGTTGCTTGAAGATGATAATTGTAAATGTAAAGGGTCTTGCCTGCAGTCACAGTATATGAGAGAACAGTCGTCGGAAACGTACCTGCGATTGCCAAGCTTGCGAATTTAGCTATTGAGTTACCTATCGAGGTTGGAGAAGGTACTGTTGCGACTTTCAAATTGCCTGCGGTGTCAACAGCGACGGGTCTCAGTATTGTTCCATCGTATCCGATGATTTGTGAGGACAAGGGCTCTGATGAAAACGTGTTGGCTATATCTACTTTGTTCACATTGTTTATTGTGATGCTGTCAACGCTGACGATTGTATTTCCCGCTACAGCTCCGGTGTTTTGTATTCTGATTCTCGCATACAACGGAGTGTATGGATTGATTAGTTGAACGTGATTTGTTGCTATCTCTGTTAAGTTATTCAGGTCGTTACCTGCTAAGAAAGCTATTCTGTTGTGGGTTATCAGGATTGCGTAAAGAGCATAATTCGCAGATGTAATTGACGAAGGTAGTGTTCTCAGGGTTGAATCTCCCTCGACCCCTCCGGTATCTGTGGTGCTCATAGTCTCGCAATAAACCTTTGAAGCATCTGTGCCATCGAATCTGAATCTTGCGAACATTGTGTCCGTAGCTGGGTCGCTCGTATCTGTCATGCCGAAGTAAGTTTGTTGGTTGGCTCTGCGATTACTCATCTTCATAACCCACATCATTTCAATAGGCAAGTAATCATACTCGTTGTAAACATATGTTTGTGAGCCGCTTGTCGTGCCAGAATTTAATGTGAGGATAC